TACCGTCCCCGTCCCAGCCAAAGATCAAGCAGACAGCGGCCATGACGGCCACCACCATGTCGGCAATGATGGCACCCTTGTTCATGCTGTGTACTCCAGTGCTTGCAGCTTGCTGATACGGGTGTTGATTTCCATCACGGTCTTGTTGAAGTCGGACATTGCCTTTGCCTTCTGAGCTTCCAGCGCGGCAATCTTCTGGGCCGTTGGGTCGTAATTGTCTGGCACCTCAAGCTCAACCTCTTGCTCACAGACAAAAGTTCGGGTGTCATCGTCTTTGAATTTGAACGAATAGGCTTGATAAGTGCCCTCTTTGTCCCATTCAAATTTCTGGAAGTAAACGTAAACAGTAGTCTTGATTTTCATGATGTTCTCCTTGGGGGCCGAAGCCCCGGTTGATTAAATTGGCGATCCCATCTCGTAGCCGTTGATCACTCTATTGAGTCGATCCCACTTGGCTAGGTCTTCAGGCCACTGCATGGCACGCTCCAATGCAAGGCACTCCTCGTCGGTCAACTCGACAATGCTCTGCTCTTTGCCATCTGGCCCGAAGGCCACGATTGCGTTGATGTACACGTTTTTCATGGCTGCTCCGATTAACGGCTGGTGACCTTGACCGTAAAGCGGGCGCTGGTCTTGCTGTACTTAGCGTAAGCGGCAGCGCCATGCTCTTTGATAAATGCGTCCTTGTCGAACGATGTGACGTTGGACTCGCTGTAGGTAGCCTTGAAGAGGGCACCCTCTACAACCTTGGCACCGCCGTTGCTGGCGCTGTCCTTGATGGCGTCCTTGATTTCATCGGCACGGTCGGTCAGGTCTTTGATCTGGGCCAGCAGTGCGCCGAGGGTGTCTACGTCATTGAGTTTGAGATCGTTGTTCATCGCTGTTTCCTTCACTGTATCGACTATGCGGTATTGCTGTGTCGATGTCGTTAGTATAACGCCAAATTAAACGATTCAAGCCTTTTACCAAATTATTTTCTAGGTGTTTACCCTAATAAGTAGCCAAAAAGCAACCGACTTGCGTGCAAACCGTGTTCTCCCGTTTATCCCGCGAATCCCGCAGGGATCTAGGGATTTCCCAGCAGGGCACGGGTGTCTTGCAGCAGATCCTCCTCGTCAAAACCCCAATGCTTGGCAAAGCCCTTGGTGCCCAGCCCGTGGATGCCGTCTGAGCCTCTGTGGTGTTGCGGGCACAAAGGCACTACATCCATGTGGCTAGAGCGCCTTCCAGCCCCTGTTCCAGCCCTTTTGTGGTGGATTTCGGCTGGGGTGCCCTCATACCCCATCCTGCGGCAGACAGCGCACCCTAGCTCGGCTACCGCGCTGAGGTGGCGCTTCTCGTCCTTGGTCATGGCCTTGGGCAGTCTTCAGGCACCTTTACAGCCATGTAAACGGGGGTGATAAGGCGCTTCTTTTGCGTTGCCCACCTGTCGATGTACACATCGGGCATGGCGACCAGCGACCGCGCTATGGATCGTTGGTCAAGGCCAGCTATGTTGCAAAGCTCTTTTTTTGTCAGTCCATCTTCGTGGGCCAATAAAGTTTCGCGTATTAGCTTGTGTCTGGATTTTTTCAAGAATTTTTCTCCTTGAGAATGGCGCTCACTACTTCAACCAAAGTCTCAACGTCAATATCGGATGACCACGCTGTGTGGTACACGCTTCTTTTTACGCATTCTTGTTTCTCTTCTTTGGTTAAGTCTACCCACGGGCGCTTGACTCCAGATAAATCCAAATCCGCTTTTAGCAAATCGTCCATCACTTGTTGGTCATCTTCACTCCAGTTTTCTGGATATGCCTGTTTAAATGAATCAAGTTGATCCCACGCACGCCTCAATAATTGCTGGCTCATGTGTTCTTCTCCTTGAGTTTGGCTTCAACGGCTCGGACGCAATCTTTTTTAGTTACCAAAGATTCCCAATCAATCAGGGCAATCTCCTCATCTGTCAGGCTTACCCACGGGCGCTGCTCTGGCTGTGCCAAGGCTGCTTCGTCGGGGCAATCTTCACACTTTGTATTGCAGCCGTTCATCTTCATGCACCAAGGCTCCTGTGCTGGCTGTGCCAATTTGCCCTGCGCCGCTTTCTTTTTGCTTTCGTACCCAGTCATGTTGTTCCCCTTGCACGGATTGCGGAAGCTATGGTTGTACTGCCCCACGAGTAAGGACTGTCGCTAAGATAGCTTTCACACACCTTAGCGCAATCCTCACGCTCCTGTGCTGCTACCAAGTCGGCAAACTTTTCAAGGAACCACACAAAAACATCATGACTCATTCCTTGCGGATGTTTTTTGTCTAACAGTAATGCGGTTACTGGATCAACTTTACGGGCCATGTCTATCGTTGACTTCATGTTGTTCCCCTTGTTGGTATTTCAACGCTGATGCAAGTGCCTTCCAAAATAGTTGGCTTGCCCGCATCTTTAGCCATGCCTGCTAGGTGCATCTTCTGTACGTCAATAGCAACCCTGCACACTTGCTCGGTCTTGTAAATGGCTTGTGATTGCATAAAGTTACAAGTTTCGTCAATGCACATGAACACAACAGGGATAAAGATAATCATGTGCTGCCCCTACTAAAAGATTGAAACGCGGGCTTCGCTGGCGGGTTTCCATTACAGGAATGTTTGTTAGCTGCGTGCAGCGCCTCAAATGGTTTGTTGCATTCAAGGCAAACCCAGTAAGGTGGATTGCCCGGCGCGTCCTTTACTTGCTTAAGCATTTCACCTCCCCCATATAGCAAAAGCAATTAGCGTAATACCCGTCACCACAACAATTACAGCAATCAAGCCTTTGATAGACGCAACAAAATCATCCATTAAATCAGGCTCAAGCCCATTGTTCTGGTTGATATACGCCTTGTTGGTTTCCTCGGCGCGTTGCTTACGGATAGGGCAGTCACGCCCTTGTGTACAAGTTCCCGTGTCGTTGCAACAGTTCATTTGGCACGCTCCTTGAGCATTGCGTCTGCCCATTTGTAAGCGGTTTCACAACAATCATCAATGTCTGCTGTCCCCATAATTTTTTGCATAGCCAGCCCCGCAAATTCGTCACGCATGGTCATGTCCCTTGCATAACCGCCTGTCTTTACCATCCATTCGGTGTAGTCTTTCGCATATGCTGCACTAATCTCCTGTCTTGTTTCCTCTTTCATTTGTATTCTCCTAATGAAACCAAAGATAAAAGCCATGCAAGATGCCGATGGGAAACAAGATGGCACCAGCCAACAGGAAGCCCCACAAGCTCTGAGCAAAGCAAGTAAAAACGTGCGTAATCCATGCCGCAAAGCAAAGGAATCCAATCAGTGCATACATTATTTGGCCTCCTTCTGTGCTTCTTTTTTCTTTTGGTAATACTTGCGTGCATAAGCTGCGTTCTTTACCCGCTGCCTTGCTTTGCGCTCGGCAAGCTCGTTTGCCTTCTCTTTTGAGATCATGTTTGGGTCAGTCTTGCGATTTGACAACACGGCAGCAAGGGTTGATTCAAGGTTGTTTATCCTCGACTCCAGATGCAAGATAAGTGTTTCCATCTCTTGCGCTTGTTTCCATACATTCAGTTTCATTTTTGACCTTCTTTCTTGTACTCAGATATGCGCTCGTTCAAGCGCGTGATGCGGTTTTTGTTGTACTCAACATTGGCAATCCCCCAATCAACTGCCGACTCTGCGTCCAGTTTGGCAACATGGGCACGAGCAAGCTCTGCCGATATCAACTCAAGCGGTGTAGGTGGCCGCAATTTTTCTTTGATAATGTCAAGCAGCTTCATTTTTTTTCTCGCTTTTGATTCGCTCGTAGCGATTCATAAACTCAACCAATGCTATTGCAAACTCTTGGTCTTCTCCAACAATGAATGCCGCAGATCCTGTTTCAGAATCAACAACTGCTTCCGATAAAGATCCACCCCATTGCTTCGGGACTTTGACGATACCAAGTTCATAAGTTTTCATACGGTCACCTTAAATTCTTGTCGGTTGTTTGCTTGTTCTGTACGCCAGATCTCGACGCGAAGCTCGGCTGCGGTAATGTCCCACTTGAGCTTCTCTTCGATCTCTACCGCTGCCTGTAAGCCCTTAATCAACTCCAGCATCTCTGGGTGTGCGTAGGCTTCGCGTTCTTGGGCACCAATCGCTGACTCGTTGGACTTCTTCATCAAGATGGCCTTGAGGCTCTTACGATACTGCTCAATGTAGGTGCGCTCTGCCTTGGCCTTGGCAAACGCTTTTGCGTGCAGGAGGATGTAATCCACTGCCTTGTGAGGGTCTCTATCTTCCACTGTAGCTCCTTTCTCTGTTTAAGTTGAAGTTAAAGCATATCACACTTTTTTATCCCGTCTATCCTTTTCTTCAATTATTTTTTGAGCCTGTTCGTAGGCCACATAAGCAATGTCTTCTGGCTGTGCGCTCTTGGGCCTGCTCAGTAACCCCAGCATTGCGAACAACGCCACCACATCAATCCACTCTGGTTCTTGTTTCATTTGTGCTTCCCAAAAAGTGCCACGCCAGCCTTGTCGGGGAACCTAACTCCCCATGCAACTATTTGCTGGACATCCATGTTTTCTAAAAATCCATCTGCCGAGCCAATCCTGTATTCGATCACTCCAGCGTAGGTCTTGACCTTGGCTATGCCTATGAGTCCTTTTGAGTTTTGAAACCAAAGGCACTTCAGTGGTACGTCCTCATTCATTGCATCTCCTCAATCTTGATTTTGAGCATCCCACCGATGGTTGGTGCCCAGTAAATGCGTAAGTCTTTTATCTGCGAGTCGTCCTCGTACACCCCAGCGTGAGCCAATGAGTCGAGCGCAGCCTTCAAGAGATTGTCTAGGTCGCGCCTGCGGTTGTCTGGCCGGTGAGCCTCCACCGTAAGGCACAACGGCCCGTCAAAGTGCTTCTGGGCACGCTGTATAAGCATCTGGTCGGCCACCTCTTGCCGGTAGTCTCTCCCGTCCTTGCTGATGATCATCCGCCCGTTGACCATGCGCCAGTAGGTGTTGACCGATGGAGGCCACGCCAGTGTTATTTCAAGCGGGTTCATTGGCGCTGCTCAGGTATGCGATTGCGTATCGCGTCCCCTAGCTTCTCAATGTCCACACACTCGTCGGCCATCTTGGCGCAGGCTTCGCGCTCAATCAGGATTGCCATGTGGGTTGCGTGCATTGCGTAGCCAAGGATCTCCTCCCTGACCTCTGCCAATGCCTTGTCAAAGTCAAGCTGAGTAAACAGGGTTTGCCCCTGCGAAAAAATGTTCTTAGTGAACTTGTTCATATCCATTCTCCATCGTTACCTCGGTTGCCTTTTTCCCACTGATCTCGGACATCTCTGTCCAGATTTGATTTGGGATGAATCTGGTTCCATCCCTTGATAGTTTTCCCAGTGATGTCACGGTAGCCTTCAAGGAATCTGATCGCAGCGTCACGATCTTGTATTCGCTTTTTGATGACCCAACGAACGAGACAGCGATGCCGATGCTCGTCTTCACCTTTTCCTTCTTGCGCCGCATTCACGATTCCTCCTTCAATGCCTGTTTGTACATCTGGATTTGGATCGAACGCAGCCGCTCACCAGCAAGATGCCTAAAGCGCAGCCGCTTGGCCCATGCCTTAGGATCATTGGCAGACCGCTTCTCGGCCATCATGGGCGCAATCTTGGCTAACTCTGCGGCCACCCGCTCAGGATCCGCCGCTGGCTCAGGCAGCATCAGCACCTCTGGCGCTGGAGCCATGCGGCACAGGTTCTTGAACTGGATCACGTTGGGCACCCGCTCAGGCAGGTTGTCCAGCGCCCAGACAATGCGCTTCATGGTCTCCTTGTTTTGCATGAAGCTGGAAAGCTCGTGCTGCCACATGGACTTGACATCGGTGATGGGTGCCGCACCAAAGGAGTTCTGCCAAGCCCCACCATAGGTCAGGGCCAGCCGCTCAAACAGTCGATCAATTGCTACCATTTTGGATCTCCAGTGAGTTGACAAAGGTGGCTGGCTTGCGACCAACCATCTCCTCGTACTGCTGCTGCTTGTACTCCCTCTCGGTCTCGGCAAAGCTCTTTGCAGGCGTTTTAAGGGCTTCCAGAACCCATGAAGCCTTAAACCCTACCCAACCCCTGCTGCAACAGGTTTCCAAGGCTTCCTGAAGGCTGTAGCCAGCTTTGTTGGCTTCCCGCTGGAGTCCCTTGATGGCCGTCTCCGTGATGACCGCCTTCTTGGCTTTGCGAAGCTGAACAAAATCATCCCAGATTTTTTGATCAACGCCGTCAGGCGCTTGTATTCTTTTATGGTTTATGGTTAATGGTTTATGGTTTATGGTTGGTTGAACTGCCGTTGAACGTGCGTTGACTTTTTCGGCTGCACGCTTGGCAGCAGAGGCTTTTCCAGCCTTGGATGCGGTCTCCAGCTTGCCCTTAAATGCCTCGATTTCGCGCTCACAGCGGCTGTGAAACCAGCCATCAGGCTCCTCTTGGAACATATCGACCAACACGGATTCAACGACCGTTACATCCATGCGAATCCTACGGGCCACCCACTCAGTGTCCGTAGGAATCTTCTGCTCTGTGTCGTAGTACATATCCAAGAGGCGTCTGTAGGCCAGATCCTCTTCGTTGGTCAAGTGGGCTGTTGCCGCTCTGTAGTCACCGATGTGGTGTTGGTAGTAATGCATTTTTCGCTGTCTTTCCAAAAATATCGGGTCGTAATTCAACCCTCTTCACTTTCCTGCCTGTGTGGATTTCGATTGCTCTTGCCAATTCGGGACTAGGCAGTTTGCGCCCCGTGTTTATCAGTGATAGCCACGTTTTGGAGATGCCTAGCTTGAGGGCCAGATCCCGCTGCGTGCCTCGCGGTTTATCCTTGAAATATTCGGTTAGGGTCATAAAGCTCCTGTTGTTGAGTTAACACGATGTTACACTAAAAATCACGATTTTAAAAAATTTTTTGTAATTTCTGGTTAAACGTGATATAGTCGCTCCAGTTTAACCTAAAAGTGAACCATATGGACAGAGAACTTGAACAGGCGATGGCCGAAAAGATGCTGATGCTTGCCCAAGCCCTTGACCGGGCGCAGGCGGGTGTCGCTACAGAGGGGGACTGGTGGGTGATCCGCGCAGAATGCGGCATCCCCAGTCCCATAGTGAAACTTGAAACTAGGAGTGAAAAATGGGTCTAACAGTAAGTCAAACAGACGGCGGGGGCGGCTTTGCACAAGTGCCTCCGGGGATGCACCTTGCTCGGTGCTACCGAATCGTGGACATGGGCACGCAGCAGTCCACATGGCAGGGCAAAACCAAGTTCCAGCCAAAGGTGATGTTTCAATTTGAGGTTCACAGCGAGGACGCCGATGGCAATCCGTTGCTCACCGAGAAGGGAGAACCTCTGTCAATCTCCAAGAACTTTACGGCCAGCTTCTTTGACACGGCCAAGTTGCGTACTGAGTTGGAGAACTGGCGGTCACGCGCCTTCACCGAGGAGGAATTGCGCGGCTTCCAGCTAAAGAACGTGCTGGGCGTATGGGCCATGCTGTCGGTGGTGCGCGAGAAGGGCCAAGACGGCAAGGACTACACCAACATCTCCAGCATCAATCCGGTGCCATCCAACATCAAGCGTGCAGGTCTGCCCAATGGGCACAACCCGCTCAAGGCGTTTGACTTGGACGAGCCAGACATGGAGTTGTTTGAGACCTTCGGCCAGAAGATGAAGGAGAAGATCCAAGCCTCTCCTGAGTGGAAGGCTGCGACTGGAAGCGCTCCAGAGCGTAAAGCCCCCAAGCTCAACACTGGGTCTGGGTTTGATGATATGGAAAACGATTTAATTCCTTTTTAAAGCATGATGCTGCACAACGAGGACAAACAAGCGTGGTGTGAAGCTGGACAAGCCGCAGAAATTAAGTTTGCTGGCCCATTATTTTCAGGGGTCAGCATTCTTCAGAACCCAGCCAAATCGTTTGACAAGTACACGCATGATTTTTATATGATGATGCCGTGCGATTTGAAGACAATCAGAACACGCTTTAACACCTCTGACAGATATGGAATACCACCATTCACGGCTTTTACGCTTAACAAAAAAGATGTTGATAGGTACACTGAAAAGTACCCTCACATCATCATTGTTTTTGATATTGACTATGGCGATTACAAAACATTGAGATATGCAGCATTGCGGGAAATACAAAGAGCAATACAGTTAGACAAAGCAAAATTGCACACCTACCTTAATCGGGTTGGTGACAAATTTGGAAACGCAAAAGAGTCTTGGGTTATGGATAGTAAGTGGTTTAGTAAATTGAAATAAAAATCGGGGGAAAGCGGATGCTGCTTGAACAGTTAGCTTTGCTATCGACAGGCAGACGCAGCGAGTACCCCACCCTTTAAGGATAGATATGAGTACAGTAATCAGGGCCAGTGAGTCAAATCATTGGTACACTCGTGATGGTGTTCCGCAGTACACTGTGGAAGCCAAGAAGGGCGGACAACGCGCCACAACCCTTCGTGATGCCCGCACAATGAATCTGGTGCCCTCGGTCACCACCATCCTTGGCGTGGCAGCAAAGCCCGCTTTGTTAGCTTGGATGCAGCAGCAAGTGCTGATGGCCGCGCTGACATTGCCCAAAGTAGATAGCGAGACAGAAGAGCAATACATAGCCAGAATCATCCATGACTCGAAAGAGCAAGGGCGTGCGGCTGCGGACGCTGGAACAGATATCCATGCGTCCATCCAAGGATTTTATGAAAACAGGCCAACAGGAAACCACAAAGCAAGCGTTTCAGCCTGCGTACAAGCGATCAACGACCACTTCGGTGACTGGGGCTGGGTATCGGAGCGTTCATTCGCACACGAACTCGGTTTTGGCGGTAAGTGCGACCTATTTGTCCCTGCCGATGAACGAGGTGATGGCTTCGTCATTGACGTTAAGACAAAAGAATTCTCTGACCCCGCAAAGGTCGAGGGCTACGACGAGCATCTGATGCAGTTGGCAGCGTACCGTGTAGGGCTTGGATGCCCCAAGGCACGCTGTGCAAATGTGTTTGTGAGTCGCAGTGTCTCTGGCCTCGTGGTGGTCAAGGAATGGTCATTAGAAGACCTCGACCGAGGTTGGCTGATGTTTATCCACCTCCTGTCCTTCTGGCAACTAAAGAACAAGCACACATGAAATACCTAACCGAAGAAACAATCAAGCAGATCTTTTTTTACTGCGACATCCATGAACCCAACGCCTTGATTGCGGATGATGTGGACATCTTTCAGTTTGCCAACAAGCTGCTGGCCTACGCCCATCCCCACCTAGCCAAAGCGGAGCATGAGCGCTGCGTTGCCATCGTGGCCGAACTGAACCCTGAAGTCGCCAAGGCTTTAGAGAACCAACGGCCATAAAAAACCCCCGGAAGTGGGGGCTGAGTAGCAACTGCGTGCTGATGAT